GCGCGCCGGTGTAGCCGCCTGACAACGCCAGCTGGGTGCGCTGCTGCATGCGCTGCAGCGCCAGGCCGGGGCGCACATAGGCGATGGCTTTGTCGAGCAGGTTCTGGCCCACCAGGGGCGCCGTCGGGGGTGTGACGGGGCTGTTCATGTCAACCGGCCACCACGGTGCGGGCGCGGCTGCGGCCGCCAGCGCTGCGGCCCAGATCGGCCACACGCCGGTTCCAGGTGGTGATGCCGGTCTGGATCGCGGCCAGATCCGCGCGGGTCAGCCGCCTCCCGGCAATCTCATACGCCTGGCCCGATAAAACAGCGGTTTCGGCGGCCAGGTAGGCGTCGAGCTGCGTTTGCGCTTGAAGTAAGGTGATGCCTGCCATGTGTGTGCCTAGGTGGTAGGCCCTGACTTTAAAAAAATCAGGCTGTCTCAAATAGGGCAAATTGAGACGACTTCAGCTAAAGCGCCCGCCGCCCTCTTTCATCACACGGTAAATGGTGGCCCGGCTCACGTTGTGGCGCGCCTCGATGTCTTGGGTGGGCATGGAGGTCAGGCCGTCCTGGTACACCGCGGCGCGCTGCTCGGGTGTGAGCCGCTTGGCGCCCTTGGGCACAAACACCCGGCGCCCGCCGTAATCGGCCTTGACGCGCTCTTCCACCTGGCGGGCCAGCGCGGTGCTGAAACCCGGCGCCATGGCAATCACCATCTGCAGCGTGTAGGCCACCACATCGGGTTCGGGGTCGGGGTTGGGATGCATCATGGTGATATTGCTCAAAACAGCGCCCCCTGGTCTTTGAGCAGCGCGGTTTTCATGGCCTGCTGGAATGCGGTGTCGAAGTAGCCGGGAAAGTGCTGGTTGAAGCTGGCATTGCCGATGCCATAGAAGTCCAACCGCTCCTTGTACTGGGCGCGCTTGACGAACATGAGCATGGGTTTCAGGCTGGTGCCAAACGCGGTGTACACGCGCTTGTACACGCCGGGCGCCAGGGTGCTTTTGGCGTTTTGTACCAAGACCGGCTCGCCGTACTTGTTCACTGTGTAGGTTGACCGGCCAATGGAGCCGTAGCTAACAAAGTATTCAAAGCCATAGGTTTTGCGGGTGCCCTTGGCCAGCCGGGCTTTGGTTTTGCTGTTGGCGGTGTTGTAACCGCCCTCGGTGTAAGTGCCCAGCACGTTCAAAATCTGGCTGATCTGCCCCGCGCTCATGTTGCCGTAGGCGTCGAGCGTGGCGCCCGCGCCCGGCACCACGTTGTAGCCGCGCGGCAAGTATCCGGCGGCCAGCAGACGCGCCTCCATCGCTTTGAAGCGGCGGGTGCCGCCGTACACATGGGGCTCCACCATGGTGCGGCCATCTCCAAAGCGGTCCTGAAACGACACCCTGACGGCCAGGCGGTCTTTGGTGGCAAAGTCTTCCGGGCGACGCGGGTGCAGGCTGTTGATCACCCAGGGCGTCGGGCTTTTGAACACAGCCGGCAGGCGCGTCTGTAAATCGCTTTTGGCCTGCAGCGCCGACTTGTTCAGCGCCGTCATCATGGCAAACGGGAACTGCGCTTTTGACGCGGCCAGCGCGGCCTGCAGCTGCGCGGTGTTGATGTCCAGGGTGATCTGCATGGGCGGCCTTGTCGGTGGGTTGAGGGGTGGGAATGGGTGGGTCAGAGGCGCAGGCCGGCCAGCGAAATCCGGCCGTTGTTGATCAGGTGGGCAGGCGGACGCGTTGGAGGTGCCATGGCCGGGGCGTCTGGCAGTGCAGACGTCTGCAGGGCGGGCACAGCGTCAGCGGTGGTGGGTGCGTCAGCCGGGCTGGCCGACTCTGCGGGCGCCTCGAACAAATCCAGCACCTGGGGCACCAGCCGGTTGCGCAGCGCCTGCCAGCCGTGCTCATTTTTCTTGTGCAGCCCCAGAAAATAGGCGGCGGCCAGGTTGTAGTTCATCAGGTCAAGCGGCTCGTTCGCTTCGCCTTTTTTCTTTTCCCACCAGCTCACTTTGCGCCCGCGTTTGTAGCCAAAGGTGCGGTACTCGGCGGTCAGGCCCTTGTAATAGCTCTCGGGCAAATCGGCACTGAAGTGCACCGCGCCCGGCCCGGTGGCCCGGTGCCAGCGCGCCTGCAGGTAATCTTTGGCGGTGTCGGGGCCGACAAACCAGAGCTGCGCACCCTGCTTTTGCATCTGGCCGCGCCAGGTGATGTCGACCAGGCTGGGTTTGCTGCTCAAAATGGGCCGGTCCGGGCGGCTGTGCCCCTTGATGGCAAAGATGTTGCGGCGCTTGCGGCTGGCGGTAAAGTTGTACACGTCCTGCGTGTTGGACCCGCCCGAGTCGACAAACGTGGCGCTGATGTTCAGCATGGCGCCACTGGCATGCCGGTACCGGCCCTTGAGCAGTTCGTCGGCGCGCTCCCAGGTGGCGACTTCAGACGGTGGCGTGTTGATCACCTGGTAGTCAATCACCCACGACTCCATGCCCTCGCCCCACGCCACCACTTTCATCTCCAGCCGGTAAGCCTGCGTATCGATCGCCGCCGTCAGGATCAACCCACCCATCGGCACGGTGCCCAGCCGGTACGGCTCAGCCCGCGCCATCAGCGCGTCGTATTTGGTCGACTCCTTGCTGCGGGCCCAGCACCGCGCCAGGCGCGTGTTGTAAAACACGATCATGGCCTCTTCGCTGCCCTCGTCGAGCTTGGCCTTGGCCATGTTGTATTGCCGCATTAGCGAGATCCATGGAATCCAGCCGTAGGGCAAAAACATCGCGCTGATGACAAAGCTCTCGGTCTCGCCGTCGCCTGCTTTCCCCTCACTCCAAAGACCGTTCATAAACATGCGGGTTTTGTCGCCCTCTGTCATGAATGCGCCGCACTCTTCGCACGGATAAACAGCCTGCTCTATCAGCCGTCCCCTTTGTGGTTCGTCTGGCTTTTCCAGACGCATCATCGACAACGGATCATCCAGCAAGACTAAATTTTCAAAACGCAATGGCTGAGCATGGCCGCAATGAATGCATTCGGCCAGCGCCTCGCGCTGCGTGCCACGCTTAAACAGCGCGTCGATCACCGACTCCCCCTCGATCGTCGGTGAGCTGGGGTAGTACGTTTTACGGTTGCGCTCGAACGTGGTCTGGCGCGCTTCGGCCAGCTCGGCCGGGTCGCCCTCCCCGCCCACGTTTTCCTTGGCCCGGTCGATCTCATCGAACAGCACCCGGCGCACCGACAGCTCAGACAGGTTGGCCGCGGCGCCGGCGGTGGCCAGGTACAGCGCGCCGCCCACGTATTCCTTGATGTCGTTGTTGTTGTTCGCGTCGCGGCTGTGAGGCTTGGCCACGCGCTGGTTCACCTGGGGAATGGCGGCAATGGTTTTGTCGATGCGTGAGGCCGCGCGTTTCTGCAGTTTGCCGGTGGGCACCAGCCACAGAAAATTGCTGGGCGACTGGTGGATCGTGGCCATGAACCAATTCAGGCCCACCTGGGTTTTGAGCATTTGTGACGCGCCCATCACCACCACGCGTTTGCACGGATGGTTGTCACTCAGCGCGCGCATGACTTCGCGGGCATGGGGCGTGCGGCTGGTGCGGTACGGCCCGGCCTCGTTGCTGCCGGTGCTTTTCGGGATCACCATGTAGCGGTCAGACCATTCATCCACCGTCAGATTGGGGTCGGGCTCCATGCCGCGCGCCATGGCATCACACACCGCCTGGTAACCGTCGTGCAGGTTGCTCATGGTGCGTCTTTCACCGCGCCACCAACTTTTTCGCGAAATGCCGTCACCAGCAGTTCCAGCACAATGCGATGCTCCCGGTCCACAATCAATTCGCAGGCCTCGGCGGTGGTCACCGACGCCACCTCTGACGCAATGCGCCGGGCACAGGACGTCAGCCGATCGCGCACCTCGCGCCCAATTTCGAACATCGCCCGGTCCACATCCTGGCGCATCAACATCGTGCCGCGCATCTTGCCCGCGTTCATCTCGGCAATCTGCGCGTCCGCCTCTTCGCGGCGCATGCGGAACTGCATGTAGCTCGGATCTGCGCCTGGCTTGTCGGCACCAGCTTGGCCACTGCCACCGCCTGCACCGCCAGATCCAGCGCCACCACCAGCCGGGTCGCCCTCAATGCCAATCTCGACCTGGGCGGGATTTCCAGCCGGCGCCTGCGACACCCGGGCCCGCGTGTTTTTCGCCCACTGGATGTCCGCCACCTCCGGGTCAATCTTGCCGCCGATCGCGCTGATGCGCCCCTCGGTGATCGCCTTGCGCACCGCCTTCTCATCGCACCCCCGGTGCCGGGCATAAGCCGCCTTGGAAAGTAGCTTCACCATCACGCGCCTCCCCCAGAATCCGGACCAGCAACCCCGGACAAACCGCCCGCCGAACCGCCACTCGGACTGCTAACCGGACTTTCCTGAAACCCCCCCTCTAGCGT